AGGCGGGGCCGCCGGGACGGCAGCGGCGATCTGTTCCAGCGTGGCAGCGTCCGGGGCCGGCCTGCCCGCGCGCCAGTCAGAGACGGCGGCGTTCAGCGCCTCACCCGCGAGCGTTGCCTGTTCGAAGCTCAGCCAGTCGCCGTGCGCGTCCTTGAGGTCGATCGAGCGGAAGCCGGCATCGGTGAGTTTGCGCCCGCCCTGCCCGCCAAGTTCCCAGCGGGGGCGGCCGTCGCGCCATTTGACATAGCGGGGCAGGATGCGCGTGCGGGTGCGGCGTCGGGTCATGGGAGTGGGGCTCCTGTCTGGTGGGGCGAGTGTCGCGCTAAACCATCCGGCGCGCAAGCCGGTCGCTGGCGCTGTCGGTCGCGGCGGGGGCGGCATCATTGGCGGGCCGGGCGGGCGCGTGGCCGAAGGCGGCGCGGATCTCTGGCGGGTTGCGCAGCTGGATCCAGAGCTCGATGCTTTGCCTGTCCCATTTCAGGTTCTGTCGCGTCGAGCCGGTCTTGCCGCGCGCGGTGACAGAGGTCAGCGGCCGGGGCATCCCGTCCTTGAGGCAGAGATTGTCCCAGGCGCGGTAGAGCCAGTCGGGCGACTGGCCGAGGCGGCGGGCCAGTTCCGCGATCGTCATCGGCTCGGGAATGTGGGTCATGGCATCACCTCCTCTGCACGCTTGATGTCGTAGAGGGTTATCCAGATCAGCTTCTGGGTCCGAAGGTTGCGCACGCGGACGCGCCAGGGCGGGGAGAAGCGAGGCCCGTGCTGGCAGACTGTCGCTGGCTGCGGTGTCTTGCCGTGCCGCAGGTAGTGAAGGCCGGAGCCGACCGGGAACAGCGTGTCGAGCGTCGCCATGTGCAGCCTGTTCCAGTCCTCCAGACGATCCTGAGAGGCTATCGCCAGCGCGATCTTCTCTTTCATTAGCACACACTCACCCATTGCCAGCTCCTTCCGGTGATGGCCCGCTGGCCCGGGCCTTGCGGGCCTGCTTTGGGTCAGACAGCGGAACCCACTGACGATCGACCCATGTGTAGCTGGTCCCGTTGATCTTGCGCTGCAGGATCCAGCGGCCGTTCCGCACGATGGACCGGGTAGCCGCAGAAGCGGGCCACTGGTTCATCTGCCCGCCGCATGAGAGACAGATTTCGGTCAGAACCTCATCAGCGCTCACGCAGCAACGGCAGGTCGGGCAGACATAATCATGCTTCCACTTTTTTGCGCCAGGCCCGGCCAGATTATCATTCATATCGTGATCGTCGCAGCTCGGCCGTGTTGCCGACCTCCAAAATGCCCAGGCCGAAAATGACCCGCAGACGGCAATAATCAAAAGATGAACGATATCGCTGAGGCTCCCGGTCATCATCCCTCTCCCTTGCTGGCCAGATCGAGGCCGAGGAAAACTGGTTTTGCAGTCGGCATCAGGTGCAGACCCTCCAGACCGGCACGCCACGCCTTGGCGATGTTCGGGCCAGCAAGGACGGCGTGGTCGAGCGGGGTGTTTTCCAGTTCCAGAAAATTGGCGCGGACATGGGTGCGCAGCGCGTCAAGCGCGGCAGCCGCCTCGCATCTTTCGGTGTCGAGGTTGAGCGGCTGGCCGCGATCCTCGTCATTGATGACGGCGAAGTGGATGGCGCGGGCCATGCTTTCGACAAGATGGTTCTCGGTCATCATCCCTCTCCGAAGCACCAGTCGCAGATCTCGGTGCCGTCTGGCTGGTCGGCGCGCCCGCAGGCGCAGTGGTGCTCACCCTCGCCGCAGCCCTTGCAGATGAAGCCGTCGCCGTCACAGCGGTCGCAGAGATCCTGCTCGTCGACGGCGGGCGAGGCGAAATAATCCTCAGTGTGGAGGGCGGAATGGGTGTCAAGCATTGGCGGCCTCCGGATCGTTCTCGACGATGAAGTCGAGCGCGTCGAGTTCGTCGCGGAAGTCTTCTGCGTCCGCCACCGGGATCAGCGAGGCGACGGCAACGGGCTCCTGCTCAATCGACAGGCGCGCGACCGCGTCACAGGCGTCGCACTGGACGATATCGCCCACCCGGCCACCCAAGTCGCCATAGCAGCCCGGACAGGTAAAATGGTCTTCCAGTCCCGGGTTCTTGCAGGCGATATCGTGCGGCGACTGGTTGCCGCCGAGATAGAGAGGGTTATCCATCAGCCGGTCCTCTTTTGTCGTGTGGTTTCGTGCTGCCAGCGCCAGTCGGCGGCCCAGCGGTCATATTCGGGTGAGCGGCGCTCGAACGGGTTCTGCATCTCGCCATAGCCCTGAGCGAAGGCGATGGCGCCGTCCGCTGGGGTCGCCCCCTTTGGCCAGCCTTGCGGGGCGCCGGTGCTGGAATTGGCGGGCTGTGTCATGCGTTGATCCCCCGGACGACCGCGCCGAGCTCATTTGAAAGCCGCCTGATTTTTTCGTCGCGGGTCTCTGATGGACGGGGCATCTGGTCAGGGAAGAAAACGTCGATCGGCGTCTCGAGGACCTGCGCGATCTGCCAGAGCGTGCCGCAGGCAATCCGGTTGGTGCCGTTCTCATATTTGTGAACCTGTTGATAGGACAGGTCGAGCGCTTTCGCGAGCTCGTCCAGGGTAAGGCCCGCGGCGCGGCGTTCGCGGCGGACGACCTGTCCGACATGTTCATCGACCGGGCCGACGGAGCGCGGCGAGGCAGGGTGGAAAGTATGGGCGGTTGCAGCCATCAGCGCATCACCTCTGTCGCGGCGTCGCACGCTTTACGGTAGTGGTTGAGCGCCCATTGCCATTCATCATCTGTCAGCCCGCGAATGTAGAGCTTGTGTTCGGCGATGTCGGGGCCGTGCTGGGCAAGGATGACGAGAGCAATTCCCTGCCGAAGGTAACGCTGCCGGGATATCGGGCCGTGGTCGGCGGCGATGATCGCGCGCTTGTAGGCGGCAATATCCTGATCGTATCGAATTTCTGCCATTGGGGTTCTGGCCTCCTTTGCGTGTCATCCGCCTCGATGAGGACCGGATCCGGGGTGCGCGGTTTATTCCGCGCGGTCGCTGGGAGGCTTTTCTTGTTGGCCCCGGATCCGGCCCTGTTGCCGGCGCGCACGGGGGACGAGTGTGCTTGCCGGCGGCTTTCCGCCAGGACACGGCGGAAACTGAAGTTCGAGACGGCTGACGGATCAGCCCTGGCCTCCCAGGCCGTGAGGGGATGGGTAAACCGTAAACGCTTAAAGCGTCAATGCGTTTCCGGTTTTATTACAATTTTGTAATTAAGATTTTGCGACCGAACGTCCCACCCTGACGGTGAGGGTTTGCCGGGGAGGGTAATGATGGCGGAGGCGGGACTAATCATCGGGGCGCTACTGAGCCTGGCGGGCTGGATCAGCTTCATCTGCATCTGCGTAACGACACTCCGGGCGGCAAACGTGCTTTCCGGGGATGAGCCGCTGGAGGGCAGCCTGCTCTCACCGGGGCGCAGCGTTCTGCGGTGGACGATGTGGACGCTATCCCTGCTTGCAGTTGGCGCCTTTCTTGCTTTCAAAATGGCGCCGCTCTGGTGGGTCGGGCTGCTCGCGGTCGGCGCGGCGCACGCCGGGGCTCTGTGGATCAATGTGGCTGCCGTGCGACGCGGGAAGCGCGATCAGTCGCACGTCCCGTAAGCATTGCGCGAGAACCGGCACACCTCGACGGCGTGACCGGCCTCGATCATCGCAGCGCCGATATCCGTTTCGCCCTGCCTGCACCGCGCGACAGGCCGGGTGTGGCTGTAATGCAGGATCTGGCAGGTGAGGCGCCGGCCAAGGATAAGGCGGGACAGGGCGCGGCTGGCCGCGTCGTTGCAGGGCTGGCGGCACTCGACCGCGTCAAAGCCCCAGCCGCGCACGCGGATCTCACTGCCGGTCATGTACCAGGTGTCACCGTCAACGATCTTCGTGACGGTGCCGATTAAAGGTCTTGCGAGGGCGGGGGCTGGCGAAAACGCGGTGACAGCAATCGCGCAGACTCCAATAAGCCGGCTGATGCGCCACCAGCGATAGCGACCGGAATTGCAATGCAAAGGTAAAACGGGAAAATACCGTACTCGCGAACGAAAGATATTTCGAGAACGCGCACCATATTCAGAACGGCAATCAAGAGGCCGCCGCCGCCGATGGAAATGGCAATTGCGGCACACACGTATCCACCAATCAAATAGGCCCATCGTTTCATTCAGGCCGCTCGGCCCGAGCGGCCCTTAAGGCTGCGAAAGGTGGCGAGGACGACCGCCTCGTCGTCAGGATGGGCATCGAGCCAGCGAAGCAGTTCGCGGTGATGATCCTTTAGTCCGTCGCCCTGGCGCAGAAAATACGTGACCGGGAGATCGAACACCTCCGCGACCCGGCTCAGAAAATCAACGGTTAGCGGACGCTGCCCCGTTTCATAGCGGTAGATCGCCGCCTGCGATGTTTCGAGCTTCTCGGCGACGTCGGTCTGCGTCAGCCCAAGGTCAAGCCGGGCCCGGCGCATTCTGCTTCCTGCGAAGCAGGAATCATAAAGATCACGGTCGTCCATCTGCCGATTATCCGGCACGGACAGCGCCTTCTCAAAAGAGCCTCCGTCATAATTTTCAGCATAAGGGGCTTGCGAGCCAAAACAAATCACATCACCCAATAAACCGGAAACGCATAAAAAGGCGAGAGCGATGAGCGAAAAACCTTCGCAGAGAACCCGGTTGGACTTCTGGCGGCGGCAGCAGGGCCTCACCACAGAGGCGCTTGGCCGTCTGCTGGGAACGGCGCAAATGACAGCGTGGCGCTATTGCCAGCCGCTCTCCGGAAAGCACCAGCATCCGCAGTGCCCACTGGTGCGCCAGCGCATCGAGACGGTGACCAAGGGCGCCTGCAACGCCGCCAATTATACCGACCTCGTCGACGCCGAAACCGGCGAGGCGCTGGCCGATCCATCCACACATGAGGTGAAGGCATGAGCTTGGAATTTGTACGCCAGAGAGATCGGTACCACGCCAGTCATGATGGCTGGATATATACGATCGGGCCTTACTACATGGTCCAGGGTGCGGAGGCCGTGTCGTTCTGGGCGTCGCGGCGATCAGCCGTCGGCAAGGCCGAAACCATCTGTGACGCCCGAAACCGCGCCAGATCGCTTGAGGCCGCAAAGGTGGCGTGCATTCTCAAAGCCTTCGGCAGCCTGCGGGCCGCCAGCGAGGCGTCCGGTCTGTCGCCAGCGGTCGAAGCCATACTCGGCGAGCTGGAGAGCATTATTCAGCACCGGGACATTCCGGACGGGCGCGCGTTCGAGCTCAGTCTGATCTATCTCAATTTACGGGACACCTTGCGGGCCGAAAAAGAGGCGGTGAGCCGGGCTGCCAGCGATGTGCTGGCCGAAATCGAGCGGCAGAACAGCGCAGCCCTGAGCGCGCCCCATGTGAGGCCGCAGGCCGATACGGGGGCAGACCAATCATGACCCCCGATCTTCACCGCTATATCGAGGCCGGGGTGGAGCTCGCCCGCACGATCGAGCTGGTCGCGGCCGAAGGCGACCTGATGATTGCGCCGCTGGCGCAGGTGCGGGACGCGGTGTCGCGGGCCGAAGCGTCTCTGCGCGCCCTCAGCTGGAGCGACCGTGACGAAACGGAAACAGTGATCGCCTGTTATCGCCGGATCGACTGCCTGCGCAAGCTGGCGTCTGCCTGGCTCGCCGATGGGGGCGATCTCAAATCGGAAGACCTGCACGATCTTGCCGGGACCTGCCGGATCGTGAAGCGAGCGGCCCGCGCGGCGGGCGTTGTCGAGGCCAAGCAGGCCGCAGCCCTGAGCGCGGACCATGCGCCGGAGGCGCGGGACCAGACCAGCGCAGCGAAAGACCCAGCCCTGAGCGCGGTCCATGTGAGCCCGCAGGCCGATACGGGAGCAAAACAAACAAGCATTGGGGCGGGAGATCCTGCCAGACCCCATGCGGACCGGGCGGGCGTTGCAGCGCCAGCCGGGGAAGGTTCAGAAGGCCCGGCTGAAGTGCTGCCCGCCCGCGCTGGAGAGCGTCACATGACAGCCAAGCCGGGCAAGGTCCGCGTTTCTGGTTTGATCCCCGCTGACGCGATGGATCGGGCTCAAGGCTGTGCTTCCAACAGCGGCAATGGGCCCCCAGCCCTGAGCGCGCCCCATGTGAGGCCGCAGGCCGATACGGGGGCAGATAAAGAACCCACCACACACCATCATCCAAGAGGGGAGGCCTGTCATGGGGCAGATCGGGAGTAGCAGGGCCTATGATGAGGTTCTGGAAGCCGCGGCGTCTGCGCAGTTGCAGCGCGCGGCAGAGGGCCGCTCTGGAAGCGATCAGGACCGCCTCTGTCTCAGGCAGGCGGCGCAGGATCTGGACGCGGCGCAAGCCGAAGCCGGAACCGCCGCTGTGAGGCTGCGCAGCCCGCACCGCAAGACCGGGCTCGCCTGGGAGGCGATCGTCTCTCACTGTCTTGAGCGCCCGGCCGACCCGTTGCGCCAGTCCCTCTTGACCCTTGCCAGCACGCAGATTGTCTGCCGGATGCCGGACCTGCCGGAAGAGATGGCCGCGATCCTGCCGGGCGGGGCGATGACCGCGTTCGCCGGTCTGGCCGAAAACCGCGTGTGTGAAACAGGGCGCCTGTTGCGCCAGCGGAGGCTGAACCAATGCTGAGCGCGCTGACAGCCGAGGCCTGTGCCCACGCCCTGATCGGGTCGGCCCGCCGGAATGATGACGATCTCGATGCGCTTCTGGCCGGGGATCTGGAAGAGCTCGACCCGGCCGGCTGGCGCAAATGGCGCTGCCTGGCGGCGACGGCGCTCCTGTCTGTCGGCTTCGGCCGCGCGCAGGTTCACCGCGCAATGCAGCTGACCGATACGGCCTGCGCGGGCGGGCCGGAAGGTATTCCGAGCGCGGCGGGGCAGAAACGGGCGCGCCGGGCCGTCCGGCGGCTTCGCAGGCACGATATCTATGCACGCTTCGAGGCCGCGTCATGAGCCATGTTCACGAGATCCTCAAGGAGATTGGCGTGCTGGCCGGTAATCCGCGCGACACGCTGTCGAAAGAGCGGCTCAAGGCGGCGCTGAAAATGGCGTCGGAGGTGCAGTTCGCCCATCAGTTGCCGGACGCCGATCTCGGCTTTGTGATCTGGCGGGCCGCGCGGGGCATCGTGGTCGACTGGACGCGCGAGACGCGGCGGATGACCTGGATCGAGGTTGCCGCGCTGCTGGTCAGGCGGATGGAGAAGCCGAAGGCCCTGCCCAGGCCGAAGCCCGGCGAGGGCGCGGATATGAAGGCCCGCGCGGCCGGGGAGGGGGCGGAATGAGCCGTCCAGCGCAGATCCGCAGGGTTTACCGCCGGGCGCTTCGTCAGGCGCGAACGCTGCCCCTGCCACCTGCGAAGGGGGCGGTGGCCGGAAGCGACGGCCTGCAGCGCAGCCGTATCCGGTCTGTCGCGATCCACATGACGCGGGAAGTCCTGCGCGGGCCGCGCGACCGCGTGCTGCTGGACCAGATTGCGGGCGTGTCCGGGATCTCCCGGTCGGGCGCTTCGCGGGCCTGGTCGCGCTGGTGGAATTTACGCGATGACTGCCCTGAGCTTGAGCACACGCTGTCGTGCGCGGTCGAGGCACTGGCCCGCGATGTCTGCACGGTGTCGTCATGACCCCGGCCGAGCGACAGGACCGCATCAGCCAGGGGATCGGCATGGCCGAGGTCAAGCCGGTCCTGCAGGCGCGGGCGCTGGAGCTGGCACGGATGCTGGCGCCCGGCGGGACACTGTCCGGCAAGGTCTATGCCGCCGGAAACCCGACGCGCGGCGAGGCGCGCGGCTCATCCTTCGTGATCTGGATCAAGGGACCTGCCGCGGGCGCGTTCACTGAATATGACAGCGGCGAGAAGGGCGATATCTTCGACCTTATCATCTATTGCCAGCAGGCCCGCACCAAGGCCGAGGCGCTGGCCTGGGCCAAGGGGTTCTGTGGGCTGGACGGGGCGAGCCCGGCGCGCCTGAAAGAGATCCGCGCGACCGCGAAACAACAATCGATCGAGGCCGAGAAGGCCCAGAAGGCCGAGGATGCCCGCCGGATGGCCTGGGCAAAATCGGTCTGGCTGCAGTCCGCGCCGATGAAGCCCGGCGATGCGAGCTGGCAATATCTGACGATCGCGCGCGAGATCGACCTGCCCCGTCTCTGGGCGATCCGTCCGCTGAACGTGCTGCGGACGGCGGGCCAGCTGTCCTATGCGTGGCCGGAGATCGCGACGCTGGAAGACGAGATCGCGCGTGGCAAGACAGGCGCAGAGATGCTGGCGCTGCGCCCGGCCGACGGCAAAAGTATTCACCCGGCCATGATCGCGGCCATGAGCCCGGCGGCGAAAGACGCAGGCCGGGCGGTTCACCGCACCTGGCTGTCGCCCGGCGGGATGGGCAAGGCGCGCGTGCCGAAGGCCAAGAAGATGGCCGGCCTGTCGCACGCGACCGCGATCCGCCTGTGGCGCGGCGAGACCGGCCTTTCCGAGCGCGAGGCGATCCGCCGCGGGGCGAAGACGCCATTGGTGCTGACCGAAGGGATCGAGGATGGATTGTCGATTGCCGCCTCGGCGCCGGAATACCGTGTCTGGCCCGTCGGCAGCCTCAACAATCTCGGGCTGATCGACTGGCCGGAAGTGGCCAGCGAAGTGATTATCGCCGCCGACAATGACTGGGAAAAGCCCCAGGCCGTCGCCCTCTTCAATGCAGCCTGCCAGCGCCTGTCCCAATGGGGCCGGGTGCGCGTGGCGCGCGCGTCAGAGGGGAAGGATTTCAACGACCAGCTGCGCATGAGGAGACAGCGATGAAAGACTTTCTGGAGCTATTGAACGGGCTTTCAGACGCCCAGCGGGAAATGATGGCCGCGCCGGATATCGGCGAGGCGGCGCACACCGGCCCGGCGCCGACGCGAAAGGCGCTGGTCGATCGCGGCCTGATCGAGATGGTCAAGCGCGAGCAGGGGAATGGCGACGTTGCCATTCTGACAGAAACCGGCAGCCAGGTGCGCGAGGCCCTGCTCTGGGCGAAGGGTGAGACAGGCTCACTCGACGTGGAGTTCAAGCCTGGCGATCTGAGGAGGTTCAGGCCGCCCGCCGACGTGCCGGCCTGCATCCTGTCGCTCGATGCCCGGGCGGCCCCGGACGGGGTGAGCGCGGACGATCTCAAGGCGCGGGGCCTGGGCGACGGGCCGGACCTGTCGCACCAGCGGGCCTTTGCGATGTTGTGCGATGCGCTCGATCTGCCGGATGGGCCGGTGACCATCGACCCGATTGCGGGCGAGCTCTATGCCTTCGGGCGCGCTCAGCGCTGGCCGGTTCCGGAAGCCTTCTACCTGCAGGCCCACACGCTGAACCGTGAGCCCGTCCCGGCTGATGGCTGGCCCGGAGCGAAACCGGACGTTCAGCTTTTCTTCCGCCTGTTCAGGGGGATCGGACAGGCGGTGTGCGAGGCAGCCGATGTCAGCGGTCTCGTTCACACCGAGGCGGTGCGCCAGCTGGCGTCGGAGCTTCGCCGGACTGACGCCGCGCGAAAGCGTGCGCGGCGTCACCAGGCCTTCCAGGAGGAAAAGGCGAAGCGCGCGAAAGCTGTCCAGGCACACCGCAGGGCCGGCGCCGATAAAGAGAATGAGGGCAAGGGCAAGACTGCCTGAGCCTGCTGTTGAACCCGCAGAAAGTCAGACATCATGGTTGATGATGGAATTCGCTCAAGCCTGAGCGAAGCCGAAGCCTTTACGCCCCGGACCGGGAAACCCGATACTGGACGGGAAGGGTTCAGCACGCCGAAAGGCGAGGGCGGCAATGGCGGGCCGAAAGTGTTCGACGGTGACGGGCTGCCGGATTTCTGCCCGGTCAAACCGATCGGCATTCTCGGCTCGAAATGCGTCTTCCTGGACGCATCCGACCAGCTGACCCTGGCCGATCCGCCAAAACTCGGCGAGGGCTGGATCACGCAGTATTTCGGCGGCGATGAACACTATTTGGCCGATTACTGGCCGGGCTTTGACCGCAATGGCAAGGCGACCGGCAGCTTCAAGCCGGAGCTGGCGCGACGGGCGATGCAGCGGGCCTGTACGACGCGCGGGATATGGGACGATCATGACAAGGTGCGCGGCCGCGGCGCGTGGCGTGGCAAGGACGGCTCTCTGGTGCTGCATTGCGGCGACGTTCTGATCCGCACGACCGGCATTGACGAGCCGGGGGTGAGCGATGAAGGCGTCTACCCCGCCGGGCCGCGTATGCGCCGGCCCTTATCGGCGGCCGACAGGATCCCCAAGGCCGACAGCGCCGAGGCGGCAGCCTGGAAGGTCTATTCGATGATGCAGACCTGGAACTGGCGCCGGCCGGGGCTGGATCCGCGCCTGTTCTTCGGCCTGATGATCGCCGGGTTCCTGTCCGGAGCGCTGAACTGGCGGCCGTCGGGATGGGTCACGGGCGAGGCCGGGTCCGGCAAATCGCACCTGCAGGATCTGCGGCGTGATGTGATGGGCAGCTGGAGCCTCAATGCGTCGGATGCAACGTCCGCCGGTATTTTCCAGAAACTCAAATTCGACGCGATTGCCGTCAGCCTGGACGAGCAGGAGGCCGGGGCGGACAATCGCAAGCTGGACAGCATGGTCGAGCTGGCGCGCGAGGCGGCGTCGTCGGATCTGCGCCTGCGCGGATCTGCCGGGCATGAAGGCGTGAGCTTCCGGGCGCGGTCATCCTTCCTGTTTTCCTCGATCAATTCAGCGCCCCTGAAAGGCCAGGACATGTCGCGCATGGCGCAGATGGAATTGCTGCCTTTTGAGAAGGGCTCGATCGCGCCGCGCTGGACGCCGGACCAGGCGGCCCGCTGGGGCAAGGAAATTCTCAGGGTCTGCCTCGATCGCTGGCACCGGTTCGATGCGACATTCGAGCGTTATGCCCGCGCACTGGCCCATGTTGGCCATGATGCACGCGGCCAGGACACATTCGGGACCCTGCTGGCGTGCGCGGATCTGGCGCTGGCCGAGCGCGGCTTCATGGCAGAGGACGGCCCGGACGACGATCCGGAGGTCGAGGAAATCTGGACAGCCCTGCCGCCCTCCAAGCTGCAGGAATATGCCGACCGGGTGCCGAACTGGCTGTCATGCATCGAGCATCTGCTGTCGTCCCGTCCGCATGACTGGAAGACCGGCACGCGCGCTTCGATCGGCGCCGAAATCGCGCGCTATGTCGGCAATCCGAGAAATCTCTCCGATCCGACCGAGCTCGACATCTCCAACCAGCTGCTGGCTCTTGCTGGCGTGACGATCGAGCATGACGGGATGCGCGGATGGGAACTTTGCGTGCCCAACCAGCACCCTCAGCTGACAAAGATCTTCGAGGGCTCCGACTGGCCCGGCCGGGCGAACGCGCCGGGCGGCTGGACCAAGGCCATGCGATCCGGTCACGCCTCTGTCGTGCGCCGGGAGCCGCGCTTCTATGTCGACGGCGTCCAGCGCCGGGGCGTGCGGATCGCGCTCGACCAGGTGATGAAATTTGACCCCAACCCCAAGGCCGATCCTCAAGAGGAGGATTGAGCCCGGACCCCGAACCCCAACCCGAGAGGACCCCGACTATGGACAATGGAAAACTGACGGACACCGCGCGCGAAAAGCTGCGGTTGACGGTCGAGCGCATCGAGCGGCTCGAGGAGGAGAAGAAAGAGGTCGCCGACCAGATCCGCGACGTCTACGCCGAAGCCAAGGCGCTGGGCTATGACACCAAGGCGCTGCGCGAGGTCATCCGGATGCGAAAGCAGGACCGGCAGGAGCGAGAGGAACAGGAAGCTGTCCTCGAGACCTATCTGATCGCGCTCGGCGAGGTGTAGCCCTCAAAACCCCCGCCGCGACAGCGATCTTGACCCTGTCGCGGACTCCCTCTCGGATAGGACCCTGACCCCGCACCCTCGTGCCGAGGCTCGCCCCGATCCCCTGTGAAACCCGCCCGTAAGTCAACCCGGGCAACCCTGACCCTATACTCTGCGAAGCAGTGGGAATTATGGCAGATCGACAAGACAGTCCGAAAACTAGTGTCTTGCTGCTGTCTTGGTGAGCGTCGGCGTAAGCGCTTGATTTTACGCTGAAATTACAGGCCACAAGACAATAAGACAGAAAAGACGCTCTATAGAGCCTTATGTGTACAGGTGCGCCTGTGCATTGAGTTTACTTACTGTCTTTCTGTCTTTCTGTCTTATAGATGGATAAAGATGAATGAATTCAAGGGATAGTGACAAGACAGCAGCAAGACAGTCCGGAGACGGGCCGTCTTCGGAGCGCGAAACCGATAAAATAGGCGGAAATGGTGGGTGTTCTGTGTCCCACGGGGGTGGTGGCGATCGGTCAGGAGACGGGCGGCCTGGGGATGGGCGCGGCGCGGATCCGATGGAAGGCGCGATCACGGCGATGCAGGAGGCTGAGGCGGCTGATAAAGGCCGGGCGGGCCGCAAGAAGGGCGCGCTGAACAAGCGGTCTGAAGCCCTGGCACGATGGGCAGAGCGGACCTTCAGCGCGACGCCGGGCCAAGTGATCGTCGCCACCGCGCTGCATGGCCTGCCTGAGCATCTGGAGGCCGGCAGGTCGATGGGCACGTTTCAGGAGACCAGGGCAAAGCAGCTGGCGCGGTCGCTCGGTATCGAGGATGCCGCGGCCTTCGCGGCCATCCAGGACGCGCTGAAGGCGGCAAGCCGGTTCACCGACGCGCCATTGCCGCCGGCCAAGGATGCCGGGACCAAGCCGCTCGTCTTCGCCCAGGTCACTGACGATGGCAGCGTGACGGATGGATCGAAGGGCGGGCTGGATCTGCGGCCGCAGAATTTGCGGATCGGTGTATCGAAAAGCGATAAGAAATAACGGAAGTCGGACGGAAAAAGTCGGACGGAATGAGGTGAAACGCAATGATGACAGTCCTTTCAGGCTCAGCGCACATTAAGCAGGGATTAACGAGCGGGCTCGATCGGTCCGACACCCCCCGCGGTCCTGTCGCGCGCCTCTGGCCAGACAGCCCCCCGGAAATCGCGCCGCGCGCGTACAGGGTGGCCGACCGATCCCACCGGATTGGCGATTTTTCAGGTTCGCGCACCTGTTGGCTCAAATCGGGGTCGGGGTGGAAAAGGCATCGCCGCAATGCTGGCCCAGTCGGGGGCGGGGGTGGCGCATGAGCCGCGACGTCACATCGCTTCACGATCTGAAGGGCGAGGTCAGCGTTGCGAGCTGGAAGTCGCCGGGGCCGCGGTCGCTGGCCTATGCCCAGAGCGAGAAGCTGATCCGCGGCATGATCGGGCCGAACGGGTGCGCCAAGACGACGATGTTTGCTACAGAGCTGTTCTGCGCCCTGCGAGCGCCGATGTGCGTCGACGGGGTTCGCCGGTATTCTTTTCTCTGCCTGCGTGACAATTACCGCCAGCTCTACAAGACCGCGATCCCCTCCTGGCTGGAACTGTTCCGGCCTGCGGCCGATGACTGGAACGACGTGGACTTCGAGACCAATCCCGGGGTTCCAGGCAAATGGACCGGCGGTCAGGACCGGCCTGCCGAGCACAGCCTGCGGCTGGAAGACGATTACGGCCCGATCGATCTCAATGCACAGTTCGCGGCGGTCCCGGATGGCGACATCGAGGCGTTCATGGACGGCTACCAGGTCACCTCGATCATCCTCAACGGTATCAGTTCGATCCCGGAAAAGCTGTTCACGGTCGCTTCCGGCCGGATCGGGCGCTATCCACGCCGGAAATTGCTGGTGCCGGGCGGGCGAAACGAAAAGCATATCGGCTTTGACATGAACAAGACCGATGTCGAACACTGGTGCTATGACCGGTTCGTCACGCGGCTGGAGCCGGAAGTGATGGACGTGTTCGATTTCCCGAGCGGCCTCGCGCCGGATGCGGAAAACCTCCACAATCTCGATGAGACCTACTATCAGGACATGGTCCGGATGAATGCGGGTCGGCCCGATTACGTCAAGCGCTTCGTGAAGAACGAATGGGGCGCAGCGATCTCGGGCGAGGCGGTCTATGCCAATGAGTTCCGCGAGAACCGCCATGTCGCAGAGGTGGATTTTGCGGTTGATCCGCGCCTGCCCCTGTGCATCGGGCTCGATGCCGGGACGGTGAATGGCGGGCGGCCTGCGGCCGTCTTTTTTCAGGTGACGCCTTCGGCGCATGTCCGCATCATCGACGAGCTGTTTATCGGCCGGGCCGGGCCGACACGGTTTTTCGAGGCGCTGCAGCGAAAGCTGGACGAGCCCCACCTCTCGCCCTGTGCGGGCCGGTTGAAGATCTGGGCTGACCCGTCCGCTTTTTATGGCGCCGATACCGAGGGCGGGGAAAAGACCTGGGTGATGATCGGGGAACTGGCGCTCGGCGTGACGTTCCAGCAGCCCGATAGCAATGAGCTAGAAGGCTTCCGGCTGGAAACCACGCGGGTGCTGATGAATACCAGCGAGGGCGATACGCAGGCTTACCTGATGTCCCCACGCTGCCGGCTCAACCGCAAGGGCAAGACCGGGGCCTACAAATATGGCCGACGGGAAACGGCCGGCGGCGTGATCGAGGATCCGACGCCGAACAAGCGATCTGAGGCCTCGCACATCCAGGACGCTGAGCAGCATGGCGTGACCGGCTTCTTCGGCTACAGCCTGATCGAGGGCAAGGTTCGCCAGCGCCGTAACCAGTCGGCCGGCAATTTCGTCGATCACGGGTTCCAGGCCGATTTCGATGTGTTCAGCGATATATGATCGCCCGGGCCGGAACGCTTGAGGACATGGCGCGGATGCTGCCGCGAGCGCCCGGCCGCCGTGCCTGGCGGCGTTTTGTCGTGCAAGCGAAGCGGACGGCGATGGTCGCTGTCGAGGATCAGCATGGGCTCGCGACAGTTGGCGGTCTCTACGATGACGGATCGGGCGAGCTGGAAGCGTGGATGCTGATCCGCGAAACACCCTTTCCGCGTGCGCGCCTGTTGGCCCTTGCGGCGGCGCAGACACTCCTGGCTGAAGATCACGCCTTGCCTGTCATCTGTCATGTCCGCGCCGACCGGCCCGCGCATCGCCGGTTTGCAGAGTTCGTCGGCTTCGTAAGTCAACCCGGGGAGGGGCCGACTATACTCGGCCGCCAGACGATCCGGATGATCTGGATCCCCGGCTGACAGGAGTTCTGACATGTTTGGAGGTGGCGGTAAACGCAATCGCAAGCTGGAAGCGCTGCAGCAACGGCAACAGCAGGATGCCCAGAATGAGCGATCGGAGCTGGAGGCCGAAAAGGCCGCGGTCGCGAATATTTCCGGACGCCGCCGCCGGGGGCGAGGCCTCCTGTCCTATGCGGCCAAGGGCGCAAGCAGTTTTGGTGTCTGAGGGATGAAATCGGCTCAATCCATCTGCTCGCGCTACCAGAAACTGGCGACAGAAGACGACGCCCATCACAGGGCGCACCTTCGCGAAGTCTATGAATATATCATGCCTTACCGGGCGAGGGCCGGGGATCGCAATGGCGGCCCGGCAAAAGGCGCGAAGCGCACCGAGCGGGTTTTCGACGCGACGGCGGTGGCTGCCGCGCCGCGCGGCGCAGGGCGCCTGAAGCGCGCGATCACGCCCGATTACGAGCAATGGTTCAAGCTGGTTCCGGGGCCGCTGATCGAAGACGCCAACCAGCGCGACACGATCGAGCGACTGCTCGATACGACGACCAAGATTGTCTGGCAGGTTTTCAATGGCGGCCAGTTCAGCCGCGCCGCCGATGAAATGTATATCGACCTGTTTGCCGGTATGGGGGCGATGCTGGTCCTCCCGGGCGACGATGAGGAAGAGATTGTCAGCTTTACCTCGATCTCGGCCGAAGACATCGTGGTCGATGAGGATGGCAAGGGCAATATCACCAAATGGTATTACGAGATGCCTGTCCCGGCCAGCGAGATCGAGACGGCCTGGCCGGACGCTGAAATTCCCGGCCAGCTGGCGAAGATCATTGCCGAGGAGCCGGACAAGGATATCGCGCTGCTCATCCATTGCGCGAAAGTCCGCGCGAAAACCTTTGACTTCCAGGTGATCTGGAAAGAGGGGCAGGCCGCGCTTGTGACCGAAGAGTTGCGCACCTCGCCCTTCATCACGCCGCGCTTCTTCCGTATTCCGGGAGAAAAGCGCGGACGCGGCCCTGCCATGCTGGCCCTGCCTCACGTCAAGACCCTCAACAAGACGGTCGAGATGCAGCTGAAAGCGGCTGCCTTTGCCATTCTCGGCGCGTGGATGACGTCAGACGACAATCTCTACAATCCGCGCACCACGGCGCTTCGGCCCGGCGGTATCGTGAAGGTCAGCCGGACGGGCGGGCCGAATGGTGCGGCGCTGGAACGCCTGCCCATCCCCGAGCAGTTCGACCTGACCGGCCTCGTCCTGCAGGAGCTGCGCGCCCAGGTGCGTGAGATCATGTATGATGATCCGCTACCCGACGAACAGGGCGCTGTACGGTCGCCGACCGAGATCGTGGCGCGCCTGCGCCGTCTCAGCCAGGATATATCAAGCGCGTTCGGGCGCCTGATTTCAGAGCTTTTCATCCCGCTTATCCAGCGGGTCATCGACCTGCTGGAACAGGCTGGCCTCCTGTCTGAATTTGTCAGCATCAACCAGTTCGTGGCGCGCCTTCAGGTGCTGTCGCCGCTGGCTGAAGCGCAGATGATGGAAGAGGTCGAGAAGACGCTGAACTTCCACAGCATCCTCGTCCAGACCGTCGGGCCAGAGGCCGCAAAAATCTATATGAGCGACGACAAGCTGGTCGATTTCCTGCAGGCCAAGATGGGCATTGAGCGCGGCCTGATGACCCCACCGGATGAACGCGCGGCGCTGCGCAAGCAGAATGAAGAGATGAACGCCGCGATCATGGCCGCGCAGGCCGCCGGCATGAAAATCCCCGAAAAGGCAGCGGCATGAGCGAAAAATCAACGGGCGGCCTTGGCCGTGCTTTCCAGACCATCGACGATGTCAGCACTGATCTGCCGGATATTCCGGCGGGCGATGACAGCGAGACGCCGTTCCAGTCTGCGCTGAACACCGCCCAGACCGATCAGCTGGCGAAGATCCACGCCCTGTTTACCAGCGATATGGGTCAGGCCGTCCTGGCATGGATGAAAGCGTTGACGACCGACCGGGCCGTCATCGACGCCGACTACATGTTCGCTGTCAGCCCCGAAAAGATGATGGCCCGCGCCTTCTTCCGTGAAGGCGAGAACGAAACGGTGCGCCGGATCGAGAAAGCCATCCGCGATTTTGAAACCCTAGACCGAGAAGAGACATGACACTCATGAAGACCCCCAGACGCTGGTTCATGCAGGCCGATACGGCAATCAATCCATTTCTTTGCCATGCCGATAATGGCACGCCCGGTGAGGCGGCTGGCGGCGGCGCGGCGGGTGCTGGTGCAGGTGCCGGCGCCGGTGAGCAGGGGACCGACGCGAAACCTGCTGCGCGTGGGCCCGCTGCGATCGCGGCGGCAGCCGAAGCGGCGGCGCCGGCCGGGGCGGAGACGCCGGCGGACAATACCAACAAGCTGACCGACGCGCCAAAATTCGGGGACTTCGATACCGCTGTCCTGCCGGAGAATTTACGCGGCGAAACGCCGGAAGCCACGCTGGCCCTGATCGCGCCGGCCCTGAAGGGCTACCGCGATACCCAGGCGGCCCGCGGAAAGGTTCCCGAAAAGGCCGACGGCTACGAGACGCTGAAGCTCAGTGAGGGCGCGTCGAAAGTGTTCAACACCGAAGGCGATGACCCGGCGCTGAAAATCGCGCGCGAGGTCGCGCACAAGGCGGGACTGCCGCAGGGCGAGTTCCAGTCGGTAATCGGCGGCATCCTGGACAAGATGGTCGATGATGGGCTGATCGAACCGCCAATCGACCCTCTGGCCGAAGCGAAACTTCTGGGCGACGGCGATGCGACCAAGGGCGCGGCGCGGGCCAAACTCGTTGATGAGCGGATCGCCCGCATGAAGGCGGAAGACAATCTCGATGACGGCGTTGCGACCGAGCTTGAGCTGCTCGCATCGACCCATCAGGGTGTTCTGGCCTTCGAGTATCTTATGGGCAAGACGCGCGAGAAATCGACCGCGGCGATGGGCGACACCGGCGCCAATGCCGGGGCCGTGACGGTCGATGATGTCAAGGCCGCCATGCGCGATGAGCGCTATGATACGACCAGCCCGAACTATGACAAGGCCTTCCGTGAAAAATGGGACAAGCTGAACCGGGAAATGTCCTCGTAAGTCAACCAAACCGGGGCCGGATTATGATTGCGCTTCGCCTGGGAAGGACCTGGGGCGAGGTGGCAACCGGCCCTTGAGGGGACAGGCCCGCCTCACCGCTCTGGCAATCGGCCCGGCTGATCCATTCACCAGTCAATGTCCAAAGCAAATGAGCATTTCAGCACCAGAATGGTTCACCCGAGAATTCGTCGAGGGGGTGATCCACAAATACCAGGACAAGGGCGGGCGTCTCCTGTCCACGGTCCGCCGCAAGTCGATCACGAATGCGGCTGACGCCCAGTTCAATGTCCTCGGCGTTCTTGAAGCCTATGATTATGACGGCGTCGGAGACCTGCGTGAGCAGGGCGCCGAGCATTCCAACGTCAGGGTCACCACCCAGTACAAGAAGGTCACGCCCGTCATCCGGCACCGCGACCTGTCGCAGATGGCCGCCGATGACCGCGACGAGCTGAAGAAGGCGGCCGCCAAGGCGCTGGCGCGCGCCGCCGACAACCAGATCATTACCGCGCTCAATACCAGCGGCCAGACCGTCCGGGGCGGCAGCGGCGAATTCATGAGCCCTGCTTTCTCGGAAAGCCTGAACGAGATCCAGGCCGAAGCCGATATCGACGATGACGATATCTTCATGCTGATCTCGCCGCGCATGCACAGCCAGCTGATGCGGTTCGACGAATATGTGAAGTCGGACTATTCCGGACCGGACCTGCCCTGGATGAACAAATCCATGCGGCGCACCTGGAATGGCAAACACTGGATCCAGCATAACAAGCTGCCGAAAACCGGCAATCTGCGCCGGGGCTTCCAGTATGCGCGCAACGCGGTCGGCCATGCCACGCTGGAAGGCGAGAAGACAATCATCACCTGGGAGAACCTCAAGGATTTCTGGTTCGTCAATTCCGGGTTCCAGATGGGCTGCAAGCCGCTCCTGCCCGAAGGCATCACGCCATTCGATATCGATGAGAGCATCAAGCCGCTCGATATCGACCCGGCCGCCTACACGGCCAGCTAATCCTTCCTGTCCGGGCCGCCCGCGCGGCGGCCCGGATCCGGCGCTGCGGATCCTGCAGGCCCGTTCCAGAAGCAAAACAGAAAGGCGAGGCTTATGGCTATCACCAAATACAATATCATCCGGGCCGCCAATGGCGCTCATAATGGCAACAAGACGTTCGGATTGTTCCATCTTGTCACGTCCGATGCTGCGGCTGTCGTCGAGGCAGATGGTTATCTCGACGATTTCGCGGACAAGTTCACCGAGGGCAAGGGCGATGTCATCTTCGCCGTGATGGACACGGACAACACGCCCGTCGGCAAGAACTATGCCGTGACGCGCGCCGGGGGCGATATCAGCCTCACTGCGTTCCTTGACGCCACGACCTAAACCGAAAGGAGGCAGGGCGCCGCAGCCAGAACTGGGGCGCCCGTCTCATCATGTCCGCGCAGAGTGAAGTCGATCTCTATAATCTTGCACTGGACGAGCTTGGACAGAGCCCGATCCAGTCCTTTTCGGCCGAGGCCCCGGGCGCGGAGAATGCCGAGCGGCGTTACCGGCAGGTGATCGGCGAGATTACCGAGGCGCGCCCCTGGTCATTCCTGATGCAGCGTGTGGCGTTGTCGCGCCTCGGCGAGGCGAGCCCGACCCATTACAGCTTCCAGTTCGATGTGCCGGGCAATGAGCAGGTCCACGCGGTCTATGACCGGGCCGAAAGCAACCGGCCTTTCCTCGATTACAGGTTCATGGACGGCCGCGTGCATGCCAATTGCGAAGCCCTGCACGCCGAAGTGCGGCTGGTCCGGTCTCCAGAGCTCTGGCCGCACAAGTTCCGCCAGCTGGCCATCAAGGCGCTTGCTGCCGCGGGCTGCATGCAGCACACCGGATCGCGCACCTTGCGAAATGACCTCATGCAGGAGGCTTACGGCTTGCCGAGCGAAGCTGGCCGGGGCGGCCTGATGGGGCAGGCGATCGCGCTCGATGGGCAGAACGAGCCATCCGCGCAGCTGGTACTCGAGGACGGGCCGCTCATCGATGTGAGGCACTGATGCCCGTCGCCCGGATCGTTCAGACCAGTTTCGCCGGCGGCATTCTCGGGCAGGCTGCGGCCGAGCGCGAGGATACCAGCGCCTACAATAACAGCGCTGCCGATATCATGAACATGGTCGTGCGGCCGCAGGGCGGTCTCAGCCTGCGGGCCGGAACCCGCTATTGCGGGCCTCATCGCGGCCAGCTGACCCGGATCGACCTGACAGATGCAACGCTGACGCTGGCTGACGATGCGACAGGCGGCGACGGCGGCACAGGCCCGGCCCCGCCGCCACCCGACCCGCCCGTCTATCCGGACCCACGCAATCCGGACTGGCCAAGGCCGCCCTATGACCAGATTGCGGATAACCCATGACCGACCGGTACGACGCGATTTCCCTTGTGATCACCGGGACCGGCGAGAAAACCGTCTGTACGATCGATCTCGGCGCGACCCATGAGCTGGGCGCGATCGATATCGACAATGCGACGCTGACCGCAGACCTTGTGGCTGGTGTCCTGCAGGCCAGAGTATCGACGGACGGGGCCGCATGGATGGATCTGGGCTCGGCGCTGACGCTTGGGCCGGAGGCGCGGACCCGGCGTATCAGCGCAATGTCAGGCCTGCCGGTGACGTGCCGGTATGTGCGTCTCGTCGTTCCGGACGCCGCTGCGGTTACGGACCGGACGCTGTTTATCGGATCGCTCTCCCTGATGAGCGAAGCAGATCTCAGTGCCGGTGTTTTCGCTGAATTCACCTACCAGGACACGTCGGCTTATTGCCTGCTCTTCTCGGACCAGAATGCCGAAGTGTTCCTGAACGGTGTGAGGCGGGCCTCGATCGCCGTGCCGCATACGCAGGGCCTGCTCAGCCGGGCCGATTTTGCCCAGCAGCTTGACACGATGCTCGTCTTTCATGAGCAGACGCCGCCCTGGCGGATATTCCGGCAGGGGAGCGATGAGGACTGGGACAGCCGCGCGCTCGACTTTACCGGGATGCGTCAGGCGCAGTTCCCCGGCGCGACCTACACCAATGGCCGCAACGAGGTCCAGCAGCTGGAATTCTCCGATTTCGAAACTGCCGACACATTCAATCTGACGCTGGACGGGGAGACCACTGACAGCATCACCTATTCGGCCTCGATGTCGGCCAGCCTGAAGGCAGCGATCGAGGCGCTCGACGTGATAGGCGACGGCACGGTGACGGTCGCGGCGGCGGGCGGCAACCGCTACCGGATCGAGTTTACCGGAGACGCCGGTCAGACGAACTGGCCAGAGCTCGGCCCGGCTGTCGTGGTCAGCAACAAGGGCGTCGCCATCAGCGCGACGCTGACCGGCGGCGAAGAAGGCGGCGAGGATATCGTCTCGGCTGCGCGCGGCTGGCCGAGAACCGGCAAGTTCGCGGCCGGGCGGCTTTTCATGGGAGGCTTGCGGGACCTGCCGCAAACGGTCATCGCCTCCAGGCTTGGCGAGTATTTCGATTTTCGTGCCGGCGGCGGACGGGCGACAGACGGGCTTGAATTTACCGTCGATAGCGAGGATGCGAACGGCGTCCGGCGTATGTATGCCGGACGGTTCATCCTGCTCTATACCGCGTCAGCTGAATTCTATATCGGCACCGATACAATCGCTGCCGATGCGACGCTGCCTATCATTCCGGCCGGGCGATCCGGGACACAGTTCAACATCCTGCCCCGCGAAGTGGACGGGGCGATCGTTCATATCCAGAAGGGCGGCAAGGTCGCCCGCGAGCTGCAATACAGCGAGGATGCCCGCTCCTATGTCGGCTCCAGCCTGTCGGTGCGCGCCCCGGAGCTGGTTAACCGCCCCGTGAGCGCAGCGGCGCGCCAGCCGGGCTATGACAATGAGGACGCGCTTTACATGCTGGCGCTGGAAGACGGCGGCATCAGTGCCTTCACCAGCCAGCGCGAGCAGGATGTGGCAGCGTGGAGCCGGTTCGGCACCGACGGAAAATTCATTGCTGTGGGCAGCGACAGTATCGGTGGCGGCTATTGCGTGACCGAGCGCGAGATCAACGGCGAAACCCGCCGCTATGTCGAATACTTCGTGACCGGCCGGGTGCTCGACTGCTCGATTGATGTGGAGCTGGATGACGCCACCGGCGTGTCTGGTCTCGATCACCTGGAAGGCAAGCAGGTCTGGCTCTATGGCGAAGGGGTCGCGCTTGGGCCGTACACCGTTGCAAACGGCGCGATCTCGTTCGCCCGGACGGTCAGCGGCGCCTATGAATGCGGGCTATTCTTCGATGCCTGGGCAGACACGATGGATATCCGGTTCCAGTCCGGTGCCGGAAGTGTCGCCGATACGCGCCGCCGGATCGTCGCGGCCGCTGTCAGCGTCGAGGCGTCCGCGCCGCCGGCGATCACGATACAGGGCCGAACCTATCCGTTCCAGCTTTCAGACAGGCGCGTCCTCGACCAGGGCCCGTTCGGCGAGGGGCTGGTCACCGGATATCTGCGGCTGGAAGGATTTACCGGCTGGGCCCGGACGGCCGAGGCCCGGATCAAACGGCAATTTGCAGGCCCGATGAATTTGCGCTCACTCAAACTTGAGGTGGTTTTCTGATGGAAATGGTAGCAGCCCTTGCGGCCTGGGCAGGCAGTGCCGCTGCGGCAGGCGGGACAGCGGCAGCGGGAACGGCGGCGGCCGGTACCGCCGCTGCAGGCACCGCGGCGGCTGGCACAGCGGCTGCAGGCACCGCCGCTGCAGCAGGAACAGCGGCAGCTGGCACCGCGGCCGCGGGGAGTGCCGGGCTTTTCACAGCCAGCAATCTGGCTCTGGCCAGCGGGGCGCTCAGCGCATTCTCGACCTTTTCGGCCGGAATGGCGCAAAAGAGGCAAGCTGAAGACCAGGCCTATCAGGCAGGGCTTGAGGCGCGCCAATCCAGCATACAGGGCATGCAAGAGGGCAACGAGATCCTCGACCGTGTGATCGATACGATTGCGAAGAACCGGGTGGCCTTTTCTGCCGCTGGGGTCGATCCGACACGCGGCAGCGCCCGCGATGCCCTGCAGAAAACGGCCAGCCAGGGCGAACGCAGCGTCCGGACCGCGCAGGACAATGGTTTCATGCGGCGTCTCCAGTCACGCTATTCGCAACGCATGCTCAAGCAGCAGGGCAGCGATGCAATGTTATCAGGGGCTGTCGCGGGCGCCGGACAGATTGCCGGTGTTCTTGCCGACAGCAAGGTGCGCGGATGAGAGACCAGATCAAATTCCGGGGCCAGCGCGTCAGCGACAGCCTTCAGCGCACGCCGGCCGGGCCCGGCGGGCAGGTCTGGCAGACAGCGGCCAAAGCGCTTGGCTCGATCAGCCAGCGCCTCGGCAGGATCGCCGATCGCACGGCGGCCGCCGAAGGCGAGCAGGCCGGGCTGAAGGCCGGGATGGATCCCGAGTTTCGCCCGCGCCGCGATGGCACGATAAGGGGCGCCGCCTTCGACGAGGCGGGTCTCAAGACCCTGTCGACGCAGACCGATACGGCGCTTCGCGAGGAACTGGCAACGCTTTATGACGCCAACCCGGGCGATGTGACGGGCTTCAATACTGGCGTCGCGGATCTGCGCAAGCGACTGATCGAGCCGCTGCAGTCCCGCGCACCCGAGCTTGTCCCGATCATCGAGCGCGACTTCGCGCGCGCCAAATTCGGCTATGACCGGGACTATGCCCGCGCGGCCGACCAGACCGAACGTGAGGCCGCCGCCGCCGATGCGGTCAGCATCATGGACAAGCGGGTCAAGGATCTTGGACGTCTGGCCTATCAGTCCGGCCTGGACGAGACGGCCGACCATGTCATTGCAGGCGAGATCGATGCGATCCGCGAAGCCTTGCTGGTTCACGGCCCGCAGGAGGCGTTCAAGTTTGGCGGCGCCGACTATGAGGCCGATCCGGCCCGGTCCGGCGCGCTTGGCCTCGACGATATCGAACGCCAGCTGCTCAAGGCTGGCGAGGCCGCCGCGGAAAACCGGATCAAGGGCGCCTTTGACCGGACCGATGGCCTGCAGGCCAAGACAGCCTTTGTCGAAGGCTTCCGGCAGGATTTCGCGACCGGAGACGGCCATGCCAGCACGCTCGGCCTCGACCAGGTCGAAGGCCTTGAGCGCTACATGCTGCAGGATGTGCGCGCGCTAGAAGCCGACCGCCGCGCGAAGGTCGCGCAGCAGCGGGCCCGGCTGACCGATATCAGGGGCCGGCTTCGCGATTACAATTCGACCGTTCAGGCGGGCGTGCCCCCGGATATGGACGCGCTGAACGCGCTGGCGGGCGAGGCAGCACGGCTTGGCGGGGCCGATGTGGTCGCGGACGTCAACAGGATGGTTGCCAATGCGTCGATCTATGCCGATGCGCTCACCCGTCCGCCTGCGGCGGTCCAGGCCGAAGTGACGGCGTACAGAGCGGGACTGCAGGGCGGCGCGAGCCCGGAGCAGGCCGAACGGCTCACGATGCTGGAAAACGCGCTGACGACGCTCAGGAGCGGTCTGTCGAAGGATCCGCTGGCCTTCGCCCAGGCGCAGGGCGTCACGCCTGTCATTCCGCTGGACCTCAGCGAAGAGGGCGCCGAGCTGACGCTTCGCTCGCGCCGGGCGCAGGCGCGCCTGGTCTCGGAACATTACGGCGTCGATGCCGGCCTGTTTACCGCAGACGAGAAGGCGCAGATTGGCCGTCTCGAACGCGAGGATCCGCTGCAGATGGTGCCGCTGGCCGGCGCGTATATCCGGGCGGCCGGCAATGACGCGCCGCGTCTTCTGGCCGATATTTCCGACGCGGCGCCCGACCTTGCCCATTATGGCGGGCTAATGCTGTCCGGCGGCAGCCCTGCAGCCGTTGCCGATGCAAGCCGCGGCAAGCAGATGAGGTCGGAAAATCCCGGTGTCTCGCCGGTGCTGAAAGATGAGGGGACCGGCGAGACGACTGACGAGATCGCCCGCGAGCTGCTGGCCGGGCCATTGTCACGGCTGAAAGGCACGTCTGCGCGTGTCACCAAGGTCGCAGAGGATATCTATATCGGCCGGGTCGGACTGAATGCGCCTTTCGACGGTGAGCTTTATGAGCGGTCCCTGCAGGAAGCGGCCGGGGCGCGGTTTGTCGGCGGTGTGCAGTTTGGCGGCGCGGTCAGCGACACGTCCAGATCGGGCGGCCTGATGGGCCGGGCGAAACGCCGCACGACCGCGCTGGCCCCGAACTGGTTACGGGCCGACAGGTTCGATGACATGTTCCGGGCGTTGACGATCGAGGATTATGAGAGGGCCGGGGGGGCGCCCCGCACCGAGGACGGCGAGCCTGTCAGCCTTGCGGATCTGCGCCGCGCTCATGTGGTCAGTATCGGTCAGGACCGGTACGCGCTGTCTCTGAAAAATCCCGATAGCGACGATCCGCAATTCATTGCCGGCGACGGCGCGGACGGTCGCTATATCCTCAACGCCGGCGAGCTGCAGGCCGTCATCAGCGAGCGTCATCCAGACTGGGTGAGCCCATGAGCATCATTTTCGAAGAGCCGTCCGGCGAAACGATCACGTTCGCGTCTGGCGGCGTGGCGGGCCTTGGAGAGATGTGGGAGGCGGTACACCGGGACGCGCGGACTTCGACTGCCTTCAATGGGAGCATCGTGGCCGGTGAGCTTGCTGCCGATACGATGATCGACGAGGTCCGGGCCGAGACCGGCGTGACGCTTGAAAACCCGTTCCGGCTCAGTTTCTACCAGATGAACATTGCACCGCGGCTTGTGCCGTCGCCGGAAGCCTGGGGCGGATCGCGCGGGGACGTGCGGGCCGATGCAATCCAGCATTTCAATGAACGGTATGCGCAGCTTCGCAGAACCGAGCAGGGCGCCGGCCTGCCGCAGACAGATCTGCAGTCTGCGGCGATGGAGCTGGTGCGCGACCGGCGCGCCATCCTTGAAGACACCCGGCGCCGCGCTTCAGGCACCACCGCATTGGCCGGCAGTCTGGCCGGCGGCTTTTCAGCAGCCTTTACCGATCCGACGCAGGTGCTGGCTGGCGCCGTGCCTGTCGGCCAGTCGGTCAGCGTGTTGCGGACAGCCATTGCCGGCGCCGTGCTTTCGGGCGGAACAGAGGCCGCGATGCAGCCGACGATCGCAAAGTGGCACGAGGATGTCGGCCTCGATTACACGTTTGGCGACGCGGTGAACAATACCGCCTTCGCTGCCCTGTTTGGCGGTGTGCTGTCAGGCGGCGGGCAGGCGGGCTACCGCGCGGTTCGCGGATCTCCGGAGTTCCGGACGGCGAAGGCGCGGCTGCAGGCCCTGCCGGACGATCACGCACTGAAGCAGATCCTGTCTGGCAAGCGCTCTGACGTGGTCGCGGCGGCCGGAAAGCTCGATGGGCTGGAACTGGACGAGGCAGGCCGCGCCGCGCTGGCCAGAGCGCAGCTTGACCAGGCCGCCGACGATGCACGCCCGGCCTTTGTCGATGCGCCCGGTCACCGGAATGCGATGCACGACGCCGACGCTGAACAGGCGATCGCCGCAGCGGCCGATATCACCCCGCCGGCAAAAGGCCGGAACATGGCTGAGCCACCGCCCTTCCGGCCGGGGGCGGCCTTCGACGTCGAGAGCAAGCCGGTCAGCCAGCAGCGGCTGGACGTGATGACCCTCACGACCGACGCGGCGACGATGCAGTACAAGGCGGGCGGCGATGCCAAGGGCGTCACAGAGCGTCTTTACGCGGTGAAGCGCTGGAACCCGATCCTCGCCAATGAGATGATCGTCTGGGAACGGATGGACGGCACACGGATCGTCGCTGACGGACACCAGCGCAGCGGGCTTGGCCGCCGCCTCGTCCAGTCGGGCGCGGAAGAGCGCATCGATGTCAATGCGAACGTGCTGCGCGAGGCCGATGGCTGGAGCGCCGCCGATGTGCGGGCCGTCGCCTCGAAGAAGAATATCGCCGAAGGCTCAGGTGACGTGCTCGATACCGCGCAGGCGATCCGCGACCGCCCCGACATTATCGATGACAGCCTGCCTGTCAGCTCCGATCATATGCGCCAGGCGCGTGCGATCGGGCGGCTCTCGGACGGGGCTTATGACCTTGTCCGGGGCGGCGTGATCGACCCGGTTCACGGGGCCGTGATCGGCCGATACGCCCCGCGCGAGATGCATGGGGCCGTCGCCGATGCGATGGTGAAGGTCAAGCCGCGATCGGAGCTGGAAGCGCAGGTCGTAACGCGCGAGGCGATGGAAGCCGGCGCGCGCATCGAAGTGCAGGAAAGCCTGTTCGGCATGGAAACCCTGCAGATGTCTCTCCTGCCGGAGAAGATGAAGCTGGTCTCGGCGATCACGGCGAAGCTTCGCCAGGACAAGACGCTGTTTCGCACCCTGTCGCGCGAGGCCGACCGGATCGAGGCGGCGGGCAACCAGCTGGACCGCAGCGAGAATGCCGGCCGGGCGGCCAGTGCCGCACAGGTCGAGACGCTGCTTGTCCGGCTGGCGACACGGCGCGGCCGGATCTCGGCGCAGCTGAACGAGGCGGCGGCCAGCGTCGCCGATGGCACGGTGTCGCGGGCAAAGGCGGCCGGAGATCTCGCCACCAGCCTGCGCACGGAGATCGACGAGGGCGGGGCCGCCAGCCTTCTGGCCGAGGATGCGCCACCACCGCGCGTGTATGACGGGCCGGACGAGGCCGGGCCGCGTGATCTCGGAAACGAGACCGATATCGCCGGGGCAGGTGATGAGCCGGCGGTTCGCGACCCGAACACCGATGACATGTTTGCGACCGTCCCCGGCGCGGATGGGACGCCGGTGCGTGCGGCTGACGCTGACGTATCGCGGGCCGATGTGGTGATGAAACGATTTAAAGGATGCGTGGTGCGATGAGCAATTTCGAGGACTGTATTGCCGAGGCCCTGAAAGAGGGCGTCATCGACGAGGACGAGGCCGATGCGATCGGCGAGACGTTTCGCCAGAAGCGGGCGGCGCGCGAGGCGTCCGGCGAGGGCCGCAGTTCCGCGCATGACGGGGCGACACGCGATGTCTGGGACGAGATGGAGGCCGAGAAGGCCATCCGGAAATGGCGCGCCGCGCTGAACAAGAAAAATGCGCGCGAGATCGCGGACGAGATGAAGCGGTTCCGCTCTGGCAGCGGCAATGTGGATATTGGCGAATACCTGCAGGCCAAGATTGAATACCAGGGACAGGGCACCGGCATCCGCTCCAGCGTGCAGAACAGGCGTATGTCCGTGCTTGGCCGCGCGCAGGCCGATATGGAAGAGGTGCTGCATACTTTCCGGACAGGGGCCGGATATCGCCGGGTCAACAAGGCCAAGCTGCAGAACATGGTGCGAGAGCTGTTTGGCGAGGACACGGCCGACGAGGCTGCCAGGGCCTTTGCCGGGGCTTTCCGAAAGGTCGCCGAAGATCTGCGCCTGCGCTTTAACAAAGCCGGCGGGATGATCGGCAAGCTGGAGAATTGGGGCCTGCCGCAATCGCATAATGGCCGGGCGATCCGCAACTTTATCAATGACAATAGCCAGCAGGCATTCAAGGAAAAATTGTTCAAGCTGCTCGATCCGGAGAAAATGAAAAATCCCCTGACCGGCAAGCCGATGGGCCCAGCGCAGGTCTATGCCCAGCTGGACGGGGTGATCGAGAATATATTGACCGATGGCTGGATCTCGCGTGAGCCATCGCGCCAGAGTTTCGGCCGGGGCATGCTGGCCAATCAGCGGGCCGAACACCGTTTTCTCGTCTTCAGGGACGCCGATGCCTGGCTGGAATATGCGAGCGAGTTTGGCGCGGGCGATCCGTTCGGCGCGATGATGGGGCATCTTGACGGCATGGCGAAGGATATCGCCGCGCTGGAAGTTCTGGGGCCGAACCCGGCTGCGACGATCGAATGGATGAGCCAGATCGCGAAGGGCGAGGCGGCAAAAGCCGCGCTGGGCAAAGAGAGCCTTGTAAAAGCCGACCTGATCCTGAAAGATCCCGAGCGCCATATTAGCGGAAAGATAAAGCGCGCCAAAGCCATGTGGGAGCATTATACCGGCGCAGTGAACACACCGGACAACGACTTCTGGGCAACACATCTGGCCAATATCAGGAACTTTAAAACATCGACGGCTCTCGGCGCTGCCATCATCCCGGCCGTCGCGACCGATCCGTTCTATTCGCTGATGGCCCGGCAATACATGGGCACAAGCAGCGGCAACTGGCTGAAAGAGATGGTCGGCCAGTTCGCCAGCCGCAAATCACGCCGCGATGCTGTCCGGATGGGCGCGATACAGGAGAGCGCGCTCAGCGTTTTCGGCCAGCAGGCGCGCTATGCGGGCACTTTCGCAGGGTCCGCCTGGTCTAATGTACTCGCTGATGCAACCTTGACAATGTCCGGCCTGACGCCGTGGACGCGGGCGGGGCGGCATGCCTTTATCCGTGGCGCAATGGCCGATTTCGCAGACTTCCAGGACCGCCCGCATGCCGACCTGCCTGCTCCCGTCCAACGCACGCTGCAGCGCTATGATATCAGCCCGGCCGAATGGGAGGCGATGCGCGGCGTGAAGTCGCCGGACGGCTTCCTCGAGCCCGAAGCGCTGGATGCGATCGACCGCGGCCTTGCTGACCGCTATCTGGAAATGCTGCACGCCGAAAGCGAGTACGCCGTGCCGTCCGGCACGCTTCGCTCGCGGTCCGTGTTGAAAGGCACCAGCCGACCGGGTGATCTTTGGGGTGAGATTGCCCGCTCGACTACAATGTTCATGAGTTTCGCCGCGACCATGCCGATGCTGCACGGTTACCGGATCGCCCAGATGATGATGCAGGGCGGAAACGGCTTCGCGCGGGGGGCGGCCTATACGTCGGCACTCGTCTTTACGACGACGATTGGCGGCGCGCTGGCTGTCCAGATGAAAGAGATCAAGGGCGGGCGCGACCCGCACGACATGACGGACCTGGCCTTTCTGGGAAAATCGGTAATGCAGGGCGGTGGGCTGGCCATCTACGGCGATTTCTTCTTTGCCGATGTCAACCGCTATGGTGGTACGCTTCCGATGACAGTTGGCGGGCCGGTCGTAGAGCTCGGAGCGGAAGTCATCAAGCTCACCGGCGGGAATATCCAGCAGATCCTCAGCGGGGACGATCCGGAGTTTGCCTCTGAGGCAGCCAAGCTGATCGGCGACAATCTGCCCGGCTCGAATATCTGGTATCTGGGCCTTGCCTGGGACAGGGCCGTGCAGGACAATCTGAGGCAGGCGCTGGACCCCGATGCAGAGGCAGCGTTCCGGCGCAATATCAGGCGGCGCCAGCGCGAAACGGGGCAGGACTACTGGTGGGCCCCGGGCGAGGATACGCCCGACCGCGGCCCCGATCTCTCGGCGGCGGCGGGTCCGTAAGTCAACCCCGCGCCCGGGCCGTTAAAATGCCCGTATGACAGATCTCATTATCGGGCCGGATGCGCGCCTGCGGACCTATACAGCGACGCCCGGACAGACTGTCTTTTCAGTCCCGTTTCCATATGCCATTGCGAGCGAGATCTCTGTCGAAATCACCGGCAGCGACGGCACGGTCGCCCATCCGACGATCAGTGTCACGCCAGACGGCCCCGCCCAGAGCGGCACCCTGACGCTACCGGCCGGGCTTGCCGGCGGCGAAACAGTCGTGGTGTTCGGTGCGACAGCTGCCGAGCGCGAAGCACAATTCGCAGAGCGCACAGGTCTTCCGGCCCGTGACATCAATGCCGATCTCAACCGGCTTGTGATGACCGGGCAGGAGAACCGGCGCGACATCAATCGCGCGCTGCGGGTGCGGTTTGGCGATGCGCCGTTGCCGGAGATTGCGCGGCGGCATTGGGAGGGCGGGGTGCCTTTCCTGTCGACCGAAACGGGCCGGTGGGTGCAGTTCCCGGCCGATGACATGGCGGCCATTGTCAGCCGGGTCAGCGCTGTCGATCTGCTGGCCGCGCTGATCGCGCAAGGCCGGCTGGACGATGCCATTGGCGCGTTGTCCGATGATGTGCTGTCGGCGCAGGGGCTGAACGCGGAAAGCTACCGGCCGGTTGGCGGCACCGATACAGAAATGATGGCGGCCGCGATCACGGCGGGCAAGGTGCTGGGCCGTCCGGTGCTGGTCAATGAGGATACCCGCATTGGTGAGATGGTCACGACCGGCACGGTGGAGATCCGTTATCTGAAAGGGGCGCGCATCCTGCTTGACCCGGCCGCCGGGTTCGGCTGGCGCCACGATCCGCAGGGCGGGCGCCTGTCTGTGATGGACATGCACCTTGACGGTGAGCAGGTCACGCCGGGCGGGCTGACCAGCTATTATTTCGAGCTGGCCGGGACCGGGCATGCCCTGCTGTCGCGCCCTGTCATGCACGGCTTCCGGGTTGGCGAGAGCGGAGCCACGGCGCGCCCGTGCAATGTGGAAGGTACGCTATCTGGCGTGCGGCTTGAGAATGTCCATTTCTACGATTGCGAAGTGGCCAATCTCTGGAATTTCCGCTCTCCGAACTGTCACCTTGTCGGCGGGCTGGTCCACGATTTCAGCGCGCATGCGCTGCGCTGGGGCACGTTTGCTTCGACGCTGGACTTCAACCCGGACAATACGCCCGACTATAGCACGCTGGTTGTGGCCTCGAATGGCCGCTGCGAAGGCGTCATCTTCGACAATATCGAAATGGTCTGCGCCCTGGTCGAGCTTGGCGGCGACGATTTCAAGATGATCGAGTGCCGCGCGACGAACATGCTGCAGCTGTTCAAACACGACAATGCCAAGCGCCCGCTCGTGCAGGACTGTTATGCCGGGCAGGCCAAGCCGAGCAATACCGCGCAGCAACTGATCCAGTCTGCGAACGAAAATACCGGCAGCGTGGAAGGATCGGGGCGCGGCTGCGAAGGGTTGCGGGCAATCAACAACGTGCTGATCGGCGGCGATGAAGGCATCCTCTGCGGGCCGGGCGCCTATACCGAACGCAACAGGATTATCGGCCCGACCGGCAGCGGCATCCTCTACCTTGAAGATCCGGCCGGAGACGTGACGCCGTGCCATCACGTCAATGACGTGATCGTCACGCCGGGGCGCGGCGTGGATGCGCGCCACAATGGCAGCATCACGGGCGGCTCTATCACGTCAGGCAGTCATTGCGTCCTCTACCAGAACGGCGACGATTACCGGGTGTCGAGGGTCGCGCTGGCGTGTGATGCGAGTGTTGATAACAGGGCGATCCGGGCGCTGGCGTCGGGCGAGAATATGCAGGTCTACGGCTGCGACTTCGGCGGCAGCGACGACAGCTGCGTGCTGAGCGGCGACATTGTCCATTACAACAACAGAAACCTGCCAGCAGGCGTCACGACGCCGGACATTCAGGCAGACGATAACCGCACCCAGATAGCGGCTGGCCATGTTTTCGAGGTGTCGCCGGCGCCACTCATTATCCGCAGTGGCTACAAACTGATCACGGGCAGCACGGGAAAACAAGAAGTTCTTAGATGGGATTATCCGTCAGGTTTCTTTGATGAGGGCGTGATCGCGTTTGTGCGAGTGAGACTGACCGGGCGGTTTGTAAACAATTCAGGGACCAGCTGCACGTTCCGTGCAAACCTGGGAGGCGCAAGCACAATTAGCCCGAGCCTTGATGGTGATGACGTTTTTGACCTGGAGTGGACAATTACGCCAGCAGGAAGCAGCGCTCAAGAAGGCGTTTTGACATGGAGCCTTGAGGATTCAGCGGATTGGGTATGGGCCAATCAGCAGGCTGGAACGCGGGACATCAAAGGCTCAACAGACACATCTGGTGCCGGAGACCTTGTGCTCGCCGTAGGCCTCGATGACGTATCTCAAGAAGTCTACATCTCCAGCGCTGAGATTGAAGTGGGCTTTGCTTGACCATGATCCCTTTCGCCTTTCTTCCCGCTCTGATCCGCCTGGTCGAGGTTACGGCATGACCGGGGCCGGGACGGCTGTGCTGACCGGGCCGCTGGCCCCCTCGCATGTGCGGCGCCTGCCCTTTGTGCAGGTCTACCGTTTCGCGTCTGACGAAGAGGCGACCCTGTCCTGGGTGCGCCTGATCTGGCCGGACGGGCGGATCGAGCATCTGTGCGAGGGGCTGGAAGACGAGTACCGGGCCGAGAAAGTGGCGGGCGAGACGCGCATCCCGGCCGGGCGTTACCGGCTGACCCTGCGGACGGTGGGCGGGTTTCATGCGCGCTATTCGCAGCGCTTCGCCGACATTCACAAGGGCATGATCTGGGTGCGCGACGTGCCCGGCTTTGACTACATCCTGATCCATGTCGGCAACAAGGAGGCCGACACGGCCGGTTGCCTGCTTGTCGGCAATGCCGATGACACCAACCGCATGTGGGTCGGCGAGAGCGCGGCGACGTATCGCAAGATCTATCGCCGGCTGGCCGACCTGATGGCGCGCGGGATGCTGAGCGAAATTGAATATGTCGATGGAGATAGATGATGACCCCTTTCTACGGAACCAAGAAGATCGGTGCCACGCCGATGACGCGGCAGGCTTATAATGACTATCGCGGCTGGGAGCTTCCGGCCGATGAGAACGGCGACGATGACGGCTTCCTTGTCGAGTATGTCGATGGCGGACAGGCCAATCACCCCGATCATGAGGGCTATATCAGCTGGTCGCCTGCTGCCGTTTTCGAGCGGGCCTATCAATCGACCGGGGCCATGAGCTTCGGGCATGCGCTGGAAGCGATGAAGGATGGCCACCGCGTGGCGCGGGCAGGCTGGAACGGCAAGGGCCAGTTTGTTGTCCTGATGCCTCGCCTGCAGTTGCCGCCTTTCAACACGCAAGACACGATCCGGAAGGTGAACGACCGCACCGCCAAGTGGATCGGTGAGGACAAGCCGCTCGACTGTCAGCCCTATCTCGCAATCTACACGGCAGACGAGAAATGGGTGCCAGGATGGCTCGCCTCGCAGACCGACATGCTCGCCGATGACTGGTTCATCGTGTGGGAGCCGGACTGATGCTCTCTCGCCTCACTGCCCTTGCCAAGCTCGATCCCGGCCTGATGACCGGGCTTGCCACCACGGCGTTCGTGCTTGGCGGCGTCCTGGGCGGCGTCGCCGCTCACAAGCTGCACCGGGCCGGAGAGGCCAGTGAGCTGCGCAAGGAGAACCGCCAGCTATCGGATGCTGTGGCTGCGCAGGTCGAGATCGGCCGGGGCGCGGTGGCCCTCACGCGGGCGCTGTCGGAGGCGGCGAGCGGCGCGGTGCAAGGCTGGATCGAGGCGGCGGGCGTCATCGAAATTGAAATCCGAACCATTGAAAGTGAAGGGGGGCAGATCCGTGAAGATCTCCGCCAACTTGAAGATCCTTCTGGTGATCTCGACCGCCCTGCTGGCCGGGGCCTGTGCGAGCTCGAAGCCCGCAGTATCGGTCACGACCCCGATCTGTGGTGCGCTGCCATCCCTGCTGACTGA